ATTGTATCCAATGCCCACGATGTGTTGTTCCACTTATATCTTGAGTTGCTGCGGAGTCAAGTCCCGCTAAATAGGGTGAGGAGATTGAATAGCCCCCAGTGGCCGATCCGCCGCCGGCCGACCAGTATGCAGTCGTACTCACAACATCATCAAATGCCTGCCACGCGCCAGTCGTTGCGTATGAGGCACTCGCTGTGTACCCCGTGATCGAAGTATTTGTGCTCATCGCACTAGGTGGAAACTCAGACACCTCACCACTCCCCATTTTAAAAGTCACTTGGCTCCCAGCGGCGTTCGGTGTCACGTTGGAAACACTGTACAGGGTTCCATCGGCACCTTCCAATTGGACCGTCGATCCACTAACAATACCCGTACCGGTAGCCGTGAATACTTGGGTTGATGCGTCAAAGACGAAGTCGGCGTCGGTGACCTGCCTGAGCTGGTAGAAGTAGGCGGCACCTCGGTTACTTCCAGTTCCGGGCTCATAAGGTGACCCCACGATAATCTTCGTCCCGTCCCCAGACATATAGACGCTCTCACCGAAATAATCACCAGCCTTGGTGTCTGATGGAATAATATCCACATCCGTTCCCCATGATGAATTGCTGTAGGTATATATATGGGCAGAACCGGCACCGGCATTACCGTTGACGTCGGTATACTTCGCCCCCACGAGAACCTTCGTCCCGTCAGAACTCATAGAGACGCTGTAGCCGAAGTTGTCTCCAGACAAATTATTTCCACCCACGCCAGTGGTCACTAGACGCGTCTCTGAACTTCCCAGGTTCCCCCACGTCGAACCATCGTAGGTATATATGTAAGCAGAACCTGCGTCACCACCATCCGTATCCTCCCAAAACGCCCCCACGATAAACTTCATCCCATCCCCGGACACGTCGACAGAATGGCCGAACATTTTATCACCCAATGCGGTGGACGTTGCCTGGATCTTCTGTTGTTGAGGCCATGATGAACCATCATAGGTATAGATATAGGCTGCCCCAATATAGGCTGCCTTACTCGGTGCCCCCACTATAACAGTCGTCCCATCGGAGTTCATGGCGACGCTGTAGCCGAACTGGTCGCTACTTTGGGCGTCACTTGCTTTAATCCTCACCTCTGAACCCCAATTCGAACCATCGTATGTGTAGATGAAAGCGGCACCGGAATTACCAGCATTCGTATTTACACTCGCACCCGTGTCACTGTCCTCATACCTCGCCCCCACGATAATCTTCGTCCCGTCAGAGTTCATGGCAACACTGTAGCCAAATTGGTTGTCCGCGGAACCGGTGTTCCCCGAGCCTGGCTGAAGCTTTGAACCCGTACCCCAAGACGAAGACGAACTATCGTATGTGAATATATAGACAGCACCGTTGTCGCTCCCACCTGTGTCCTCGCGGTGTGCTCCCACGATAACCTTCGTCCCGTCTGAACTCATGGCGACAGATTGACCGAAGTTGTCAGCATCCTCTGGGTCCCACGCCACAAGCCTCGCACCGGTGTCCCAAGACCCACTACTGTAAGTGAATACGTAGGCAGCGCCGCGTTGTAGGTTGGCACCAGTCGGATCTTCCATGTGCGCACCCACGATAAACTTCGTCCCATCCGAGTTCATGGCAACACTGTGGCCGAAGTATGCGGAATTAGTTGGGATCGGTGACACATGTTTAACTTCCCCAGTCCAAATGTTTGGAACCATCCCTCCACTACGAAGTGTGGTTAACGGTGAAATACCTGTGACCGTGGGTGGTTGGGCGATAGGGGCCCACCCCGCCGCTGCATAGCCTTCCATGAACCCGGTTGTGGAGTTATAGCGGATCGTACCCAAAGTAGGGTTCGCTGGTCTCTGCACCGTAGTCCCACTGCCTATACTAATACCACTTGTTCCGGTGACCGCAAGGTCTGTTGACTCAACCCGACCTGAAACAATCAGTTCGGCTGTCGGTGAGATGCTCACCGTAGCTCCCATACCCGCGTGTTGTGTACAGTAGTAATAGAGTGTTGTAGGAGCACCCGATGGGACTACAAACGTTCTCTTTTCATCACTTCCATATGTACCCGTAGTTGTTATACCCGTATCGTATGCATCACCAGTGGCAGTTTCCGAAATTCTAAAAGGGTGACCCGATAGTGTCGAACTAGATAGATCAAAAATATACGTTTGGTGTTGATGTAATTGTAAAGTTGGACGATCTACACCATTGATCTCATACTTACCGTTGCTGCCAACCTTGACCACAAATGTCTTAGTAGTTCCGATCGTGACTACATTACTCATGAGTGAAGTCGTAGAAGTAACACCCCCTGTGACGGTCAAATCATCAGAGACTGAAACGTTCCCACTGACTACGAGTTCACCCCCCACAGAGACGTTAGCTGTCGTGATTAGACCTGTTGTCACGTTGGAAAGGTGCACAGTTCTAGTGGTGGTATTGCCTTCGTTGACGACATGGTCTAGGCCGTAGGAGGCACTGATCTCGAACCCCCCCAAAGTTATTTGGTTGGCAGCGACGTTGCCATCCACGACTAGGACATTCGACCCAGCGTCATCCACGTAGAGGTTTGAGCCCACACTTAGTGTATTTTGGGGATTGTTGTTGGCTATACCGACGTTCCCCGAGGACCTAGAAATGTCATTCCCATTTACATCCCAATTACTGAAAACTGCTGGTGTCCCATCAATTCTTAAAGTTGACCCCGTTGTAATATTAATGTCCCCCGCAACATCTAGGGTGTATTGTGGATCCACAACCCCAATACCGACATTTCCTAGATCGTAATAGAGTTCATTAGCGTTCACTGTGGTCCATTGAGAACTTGTGATATTTTCGATGTTACTCCCGTCACCGTGGAGGAAGTCAGCCTCAAAACGTCCTGATACGATGACTTCGGCATCTGTGGAAACTGTGGATGCTGAACTACTTCCCATAGTTGTTGGGTGTGCTGTGCAATAGTAGTAGAGGGATGGGGCACCCACGTCGACCACCAATGTTGTTTTTGCACCTGCCTGACCAGGTGTTCCCACACTTGAAATTCCACTGGTGTAAGATGTTACACCGTTGGCAGCCTCCGAGAACGCTATTTGGTGATTAGGGCCATTGCTACTATCAGATTGATCGAAAACATAAGTCTGATGTTCATGAAAGGTGAGAGCTGGTCGATCTACGGTATCGATGTGAAATCTATCTGAACCACTGACTCCCAAAACAGTCACCACGAAGGTCTTCGTGGTGCCGAAGGTTGCTACTTTATCATTCATCACAATCCCTGAACCGACCCTAAGGTCTGTGTGCACGTAGGCGTTGCTATTGACGTGAAGACCCGCATCTGGTGTATCAGTCACGAGGCCAACTCGATTATTTTGAGTGTCCACAAACAAATGTCCCGCACCGACTTTCAGGTTGTTACCGATGTTAACCTTCCCTGAGAATGTCTGGACGTTAATATCAGACATTCTATACATTTAGTTTAGATAAAATTGATGTCATTGTTTGTTCAATCATCCCAAGTCTCGCCTCTGTGTTGAGAAGTTTTAGGGTAGTCACCTCAAGTTGGGTCCGAGTAGTTTGGAGGTCGGTCTGAGTGGTTTGGAGCTGTGCATCGAGTTCTTGGATCCCCTTAACCGCGACGACGAATATTCCCTGGTAATTAAGAGCAAGTGGCGTTTGGGTTTCCACAGCTTTTATGTACGTATCTTTATATCTATCCTTATTTTCAGATGTCAAATCTGTATACTCATCTATTGTAATCACATTCGATTCGTATATAAATTTACGCGTGTATTTAACTTTTTCTTCTTGATTTAAATCGTTATATTCTTCGGGTGATATGGATTCATCAATTATTTCCATTTCCTTACCACCCACGAGGAAAGCGAGTTCGGGGATGTTACGAACATCTTGTGCAATAAACCCAAATTCATTCTCATACGTAAATCCCTGCCATGGTAATGTTTCTGAATTTTTCACAGTTTCCCAATTTTCATCAGTTGGTATCCAGGTACCCCTAGGATGATGTGGAAATTTCATAATTTTCTCATATTTCTGTGGTTTCAACTTACCCAGAATGTCGAGTGCATTGGTGACATTTTCTTCATTATATTTAATTCGGTCATCGGAACCGTTAAGTCCCCCCCCTGAGTAGTGTATACTACCATCAACATCAAGTGTGTAATTGATATTCCTAGTCGTGTTGATCTGCACTTTACCACCGTTTGGTTGTAAGCATAAATCGTATTGAGCACCTCCACTGTAGTTATTAAACGTTTGAATAATTCCATCTCCACGACTTTGTGATACGGCAAAGGACATACCGTAAGTAGAACCAGCTCCATTGTCGTTCAGAACTTTAAGTTGAGATTTATCAGACGCCCATGTATCCGCATTACGTGTACTCACTACAGTCAAGGGTGCAGTTGGATTTGTCGTCCCGATACCGACATTGCCGTTATCATATCGTAAAGTCATTATATCTTTGTAAACCGTTTGACCATTCATATACTGTAACCGTAAATAGGCGTTTGTGTCCATAGAAAATTTATACCCATTTCCAGTTCGAGCCCAGTCTCCTATTCTTAAAACATCTGTATGTAACTTATCTTCTGGACTTATAATCCCGATACCGACTTTATCCGTAGTCACAAACATAGCAGGGTCAGCAAGGTAAGGAAATGTATCACCATTTGAAACACCTCTAAAAGCCAATCCATACTGGGGGTCTCCCCACTGTGACCATATACTCCCACCTCGCAAATTTGTTGTGCTATTGTTTAGAGCTGTAAATGTTAAACCTGGACTACTATATTTATTCGCAACAGTCCCAAGAGCGTCCCGTGATAGGTGAAGTCCCGTTCTTGGATTTGGTGTCAGGATGCCGACGTTGCCAGAGGTTGTGAGAGTACTCACAGAGAAAGCTTGGTTCGTAGAGCCATCTAGTGCGGCATAATAACCTGAGTCCTGTTTCGTAGCGAGACCAGTGCTTAATGCTGACGTTGTCGCATATGCTGAAAGTCCTCCAACATCTGATGCTTGAATTCCCGTGAACCCTGTCGCCTCTACAGTACCATGCACTTTGAGTGTATTCGTGGCAGAAGCTGCACCTCCGATGCCGATGTTACCAGCTGTGTAACTCAAAGCGTCTGGGGAGGTATGAATAATCCAAGGGGTACTCACGAAATCTGAGCCTTGGTATTTCAAAGCTCCAGTAAAGTTAATGTCACCATCGACATCGAGTTTGTACACTGGTTCCACCACCCCAATCCCCACTTTATCCCCAGTGGTTGCCAGGTGAACATTGGAGCTGGCCCCATTGACCCAAGAGCCACTATCGGAGTTGAGATTGTCTAGACCTGACCCATCCCCAACGAAGGATCCAGCAGTGATTTGGCCACTGGTATCATTCATGACAATCGATGGTCCAACTCTAAAATCTGCGTCGACGTAGGCGTTACTGTTGACGTGAAGACCAGCATCGGGGTTAACGGTGACGAGACCAACCCTATTGTTTGTCGTGTCTACGAAGAGGTGTGTGGAGCCCACTAATAAATTACTTGTAATATTAACCTTCCCTGAGAATGTTTGAACGTTAATCTCACTGCTCATCTATCATTAGTTTATACTTTTTCTAGTGCTTCAAGGCGCTGAATGAGGGCCTCGTGGGACATCTCCAAGAGTTCCACCTTCTGTTGAAGTTCGTCGGTATTGGTATTCAACGTGGTGACTGTTTTATCAACCTCCTGAAGTGCACATACAGTCATAGTAGATACAATATCTTTATCGAATGATTTCATATCATACACTTCTTTATGTGTGAGTTCGATATTCTCTGGGAGAATGTGTTCCTCTAAGTGCACAGTAAAGTTTTTATCATCTATGACTTCTTTAATTTTGAATTCTCCTTGGTCTTTAAAAATAACACGTCTACCTTCGAATAATTTTGAACATGGTTCACTCAACTTTATCAGGAAAGACATAGTTTGTCCAGGTATTGAATTTTTTAACTCTAAGAATGAGTGTGTTTTATTTACCAAATCCTTTGAAACTTTTTCAACATCTTGAGGTATAAATCCATATGTCACTCCATCATCTACTATACTTTTTTTGGGATTCAAATTTCTTAAAACTTTTAAATTTTCCATCGTATCCAAAGTGGAAATATTTCTATGAAGTCTTTCGTCTCTCCACATTATAATTTATGAACATTTTAATAATTAAATGTTTTAACCGCTGTTGCAATAGTTCCTCGATGGATAGTGAGTAACTTACCGTTAGTCGCGTCAGGGGTTATGTATTCTATAAACAAATTGTAGAGAGCTGTAGCTGAGCCACCTCCAGTATTGATAGTGGTTGAGGGTTTTATGGTGATCGTAGAAGCACCCAATACTGGTGTAGAATCCCATGGATTTGTGCTCGTGTTACCAAAGACTGATACAGATCCTAATCGTAGGGTTGGGTTTGCACCCCCAGCTCTACTCCCACCACCAACTTCTAGGGACATGTTACTAAACTCTGTTTGATCCTCGACCAAGTGTGCAACAATTTTCGCGTAAAAGATGTTGGACGAAAATGTGAGTTTGATCGCGGCATCAGCTTGTGCCGTGTTGTGGGGGATCTCCTCGTTAAAACTGTAAAACTTTTTAGTCACACCACCAGCATTGATAATTAGTCCATCTGTGACTGTGGTACGACCGGCATTCAAACTACCAGCAGCTGTGATATTTTGTGACGCATACACGTTACCGACAACGTCTAACTCTCGGTTCGCAGCTGGGGCATCTGTGCCTATACCAACACGTGCTTCTGATGCATCCACACATAACGTGTTTGTATTTACCTGGAAATCACCATCACTCGTCACCACCACCTTGTCTACATCATTAATTCCCAGTGATATACCCTGCCCTGTTTTGGCATTTAATTTAGTTGCCCCGACACTATCTTGTTTAATTGCATAATCAGTTCCATTCATATTGTCATAATGAGCAAACGCTGCGTGTCCACTGTTTGTTCCGTCATAACCGATTTTAGATGTTCCAATGTAAGAGCAGTGATTTAGACCAGCAGAGGCGTACACATCACCACTATATACATTACCGACTGCACCTATACCACCGGTCACTTTGAGGGCACCAGTTATATTTGACTCTGCGGCTGTGCCATCTGATACAGTGAGCACACCTGTGTATGTCCCAGTCGTGCCTGAAATAGCACCACCAGTATAACTCGCACCTTGGACAGCACCTGTGAATGTCCCCCCCACCGCAGAGAGGTCACCGCTAAAATCTGCTATTTCACCTGTGAGTGTCCCGTGTAGGGTTGGACTGTCAGATAATACGACATTTGAAGATCCTGTGCTAGTGGTTACACCTGTTCCTCCATCGGTGACTGCCAGTGTCCCTGTGATACTGGAAGCATCCAACTTTAGGGCTACTTGGTTAGATTCTATAACGAGACCACCATTCGTTTTGAGGTCAACGGCAACACTCGGGGTTGAACTTTCACCCGACCCACCCGTGACAGTGATACCATCACCACCAGACATGGATTGAACGTAATCCCCAGATGTATGGGTTCCTAATATGACGTCACTCGCTAAAGAAGAAACCTGTATATTTGATAAACCACCACCATCACCTGTTATCAAAGCCGCACTCGTGATCCCACCAGAAGCGTAAACATTTCCTAATACATCTAAGTTGGCACCGGGTGTTTTCCCGATTCCAACCTTTTTATTTGATGCATCCACAAGTATAGCATTTGTGTTTACGGTGAGATTCCCAGTGGTATTGAGCACTCCATTGATTTGGGCACCCGTCGCGGTGAATCCAGCACTGGAAAGGGTGCTGGAGAAGGTTCCTGAAGTGCCTTGAATCGCACCACCACTATAACTCGCACCTGTAACTGCGCCAGTGAATGTTCCTGCGACACCAGATACGTCACCACTGAATGTTCCATCAGTAGCTGATATAGAACCAAATGTGGTGGGAACGATGTCTTGGGATCCATCAAAGGATACACCCCCAATAGTTCTAGCAGTCGTCAACGTAGCTGCAGAACCTGACCATGCACCACCAGACAGCGTCCCTATTCCGTCGGTTATACTCGCACCTGACACTGCACCGGTAAATGTCCCAGCGACACCTGATACATCACCACTAAAGGTCCCAGCGGCACCGGATACATCACCACTAAAGGTCCCAGCGGCACCGGATACATCACCACTAAAGGTCCCGGCGACACCGGATACATCACCAGTAAAGGTTCCCACGACACCTGATACATCACCACTAAATGTTCCAGCGACACCAGATACGTCACCACTGAACGTCCCATCAGTAGCTGAGATAGAACCAAATGTGGTGGGAACGATATCTTGGGATCCATCGAAGGATACACCCCCGATAGTTATGGCGGTCGTCAACTTAGCTGCAGAACCTGACCATGCACCACCAGACAGGGTCCCCGTACCGTCAGTTATACTCGCACCTGACACTGCACCGGTAAATGTCCCAGCGACACCGGATACATCACCACTAAATGTCCCAGCGACACCGGATACATCACCACTAAATGTCCCAGCGACACTTGATACATCACCACTAAACGTCCCAGCGGCACCTGATATATCACCACTAGCTGTGACAGTGGTGGTGGATAAAGCACCAATAATTTGGGTATCATTTTGAACTTTCAAATCCCCGAGAACATCTAGGGTTATGGTATTAGAATCAGGTAAAATTGAAGTGTGTGTGTGGGTATTCTGTGTATACCCTATGGACAGGCGTTTTGGGTTTTCATCTCCATGGTGAATGATACCTACATTTTGATTAGGGTAATTCATTATAATTCCTAGGTCTAATGCAGTTTGAGTATTATTATTACCAATACCGATGATACGATCCTCCACAACTAAATCTGTAGTTTTGATTTCGGTTATGGTTCCGTTACTAAATTGAACATTTCCTTGAATTTCTAAATCCCCATTTATATGAACATTACCAGCTGTGGTGAATGCTGTGGTGGGATTAGTAAACTCGACCGTGTGAGGGGTTGTGTTACCAAACCCAGTCACAAGTGCCAATGGGGGTTCAACAGCAGTGGACGCTGAGGAACCCGACTCTGTTATTTCACCGGTTGTTTTATTATACATCAGAAGTACAATTTGGGAATCAGAAAAATCTTCCCTGAATCGGATGGGTGAGAGATACACGGCTCCGGGTAGGGTAGCTGGCACTTCGGTATTACTGGCATTGAAAACAATGGTATTTTCAGCCTGGTCCTCTAGTGCGTATTTACCAAAACGGATTTTAGTGGATCTCTCCACCGTCGGCAAATTCTTAACCATTTAATATAATCTGTTATTTTAATTTGCATAAAGAAGTCCTGCCATCCCGTTCTCGATGCGTAATATGTTATAGCTTACTGCATAAAATGGGTGGTTTATGGGCATACTTTCACTGACAATTTTTACAGATTCTAGACGACTAAAGTTCAACGTTCCTGTTGGTTGTAGGGAACTAGTCGAAAGACAAAAGCAGTACAAGAAAAAGTCTGGTGAAGTGACAAAATTGGTGTGATAATATGCCATGACATCTATGAAATGTGGTTTACCCCATCGAGGTGTGCACAGATCTAGACCATTAATTGTTATTTTTACCTTGTTGGTTGGAGAAGTTAGGGCACCATCTGTTGTGGTGTCTGAGGAGGCTATATACTTAACAGGGTGATTGAAATACAATTCTTGGGTGGTGTGATTAGAAGCTATATTCTTTTGAACTTGTGTGATTAAGAGGTCGTGTTTTTTGGAAGCAATATTCACTCGCTCTTCATTGTCCAAATAATAATAGTTGGCATACATTTCAACATTGTAATTGGACGCCTGGCTACCCCAATGTATACGTACTTCGACGTTATGATAATTCAAGGCAACGAGGGGTAAAGCACATTGTGGACCTTCACAGAAGAAGAAACGTAAAGGATAAAAGTAGGAACGTGCGCTCACACCTGGATGTGTTCCGTTGGCACTTTTAGAAACGTTTTGAGCGAAAGTGTCGATGGCGATCTTCTCAGTAAATATGGAATCCTGTGTGTCTATGACAGAACCACCTATGAGAAGCTCGACCTTATCGATGATGTTATCCCACCGCTGACTATCCAGTGCCTGATTTGTATCATCTAGAGTGAAGTACACGTACCCCAAAAGGTCACCTGATCGTTCGAATTGAACGCTTGACATGGAATTATTTTTCACCGCTCCATAAATGGTTTGTTTTTCAATGGATTGTGAAAAATTAGAATGTCTTTTGAATGTGGAACTAAAGAACGATATCTCCGGTTTACCCATGATATACTCATCCTGGGCACCGACGGCTATAAGTTGAGTTATACCGGATGACATCGTTTGTTACAATTAAACAAGAAAAATTACATATTGGGTTTCATACAGACAAATTTTATGATGAGATAATTTGGTGTGCCTGTGGCGTTGGGTGTAATAAGTTCACCCGCTTGATTATAAATATTGACTGTGAAACGACCAACACGCCGAATTGGGTTGATATATTGTGTGCTCACGTCATATTCATCTTTGAAGTTATTAATATGGTTACCTGTTCCTACCGCTGTAACATCAGAAATGAGGCTCGCGAAAGATCCTCTAACGTTACCGACTGTGCCTGCACCATTTAAAGTCTTGGTTGCCCTATCGTTGAAGTTACTATCGAGTTCCTTGATGGATAAATAGATATGTTGATTCGACGTTTTTGTGTGGATGTGGGAGGCTAAAAGTTTAGCCTGAACAACATTTTGAAGTGGGTTTTCCAAATAGCACGTAAAAGTATTGGCACTTTGTCCAGTAGAGTCAAGAGTTATTGTGTGATACTCGTAATTGAGATCCGGGATAGGGTGCACCATTTATATACACTTAGATTAAAGATCCACCAATTCCATCAGAGATGGAATACCCAGCGTGATCATTTACGAGTTTTTGAACACCACAGAGTCCACCTGGTGTGAGATTCTTGGTGTAAGGACTACCTTTGGGGGACCCGGGAACACATTCTTCTTTATGTTCGAGATCGAAAATAGATTTTTCACTGACAGCATTGACAGTGATTGGCCTGGGTTGATAGTTACTGGACCCACCCACCAGTCTTGTCAGAACACAGATGAGAGCCACGAGGACTGCGATATACATTAATCCGTTACGAGTGGTCTTGTCAAGCTTGAACATTTTACTATATAATTATATTTTTTTAAACTGCGTTAAAGATAATTTTTTTAGTTTCTACAGAGAGAGTAGATGGACGAAGATATCATTCTTGATAGAGGACATACAACTGTTATGAAATTAGATGCTGATGAACAAGCACTCATGGACGAGATAGAGATTTCTGTTCCACAAAGTAGACCAGTACAACGTCCCCAGAAAACCGCATATGGACCAAGACCGCCCACACAACACCAGGAGGCGATGGATGCTTTTGTAAATCCCAACAAGCAGTCTGTCCCCAATCACACGGCACCGACCGAGGAAATTGATTACGGGGATGACAATATGGACTTCGAGGACGATGATATGGGTGGCCCGGAAACACAGGAGCAAACACCTTCTAGTGGGTATACTTCAGTTGATGAAGAAAAGTCAGATCTTCTCAATAAACTAGCCCGCCTCGAGAAGAAGGGGTTCGCCGTGAACAAACGTCTAAACGCGTATTCGAATGTCGAGGAGCTCCGTGCTGAGGTGAAACGTATTACCTACGGCATAGATGTGGAACAGTCTCTTAGGTTTTCGAGACGCATGTTAGTGGCTTGTGTCACTGGTCTCGAGTTTCTCAATAAGCGGTACAACCCCTTCGAGGTTCAATTAGAGGGTTGGTCTGAATCTGTGATGGAAAATGTTGACGACTACGATGGTGTATTTGAGGAGTTATATGTGAAGTATAGATCCAAGGTCAATGTCGCACCAGAGGTGAAGTTAATCATGATGCTCGGGGGTTCAGCTATGATGTTCCACTTGACGAACAGTATGTTTAAGACTGCGATACCAAACATGAATGACGTGCTCAAACAAAACCCAGATTTGGTGAAGAACATGATGTCGGCGGTTCAAAACACTACTAGGAACCCTGGTGAAAATACCGGAGAACCACCAATCGGGGGAACCGGTAATTACGAAATGAAGGGGCCTGGTATGGATATTTCCAGTTTGATGGGTGGTGTTATGATGCCCCCTCCACCCCCGATGAACACCAATCTCTCCACCTCCACTCCAAAAATAATGGATGAGGATGAGGATGAATTCTCTGATATTGTCTCTATTTCAGGAGAGTCTACCGGGGGTGAGATCAAGGAAGTGAATATCGACGCGTCAAAAACCAAGAAGGGACGACGTAAAAAGAAGACTGAAATAAATCTCTAAAGTATATTATAAATGATAGCGTATTGTCCGCTGGAGGAACTAGAACCACCTCCCCCACGACAACAGGTAGTTGTCAGTGAACCCAAACCCGAGAAAGTGTCGTTGGGTGGTGAAGATACTGAATTAAATTATGTCATCATAGCGTTCATCGTTGGCGTAATTATGTTAGCCGTCTCTGATTCTATCAGGGCATAAATGGTAATCTATTTTGGGGTTTTCCCTCATTGTAAATTAGTTATTCAAGGGCAACAGTTGGGACCAATCCTATTGATGTACTTATCCCAATTTGTCTGAGTACCCGTAAAATTAGACCTATTACCTTTACAAATTGCCTCTGCATCATCCACGGACTCGATTTTTTCCCACTCCTCCGAATTATTCACAATATATTGAAATTGTGTTGGTGAACAATCACCACATATATGTTCACAATGCTCTGTAACACTCCTTAGATTCACAAAACTAGGAGGTAAATAACTCCACCCCATTGTCGACCCTGCAGACTGCCCCGATCCACCACCACCCCCATCACTGTCACTGTCACTGTCACTGTCTTCTCTAGTCATAAAATAAGCAGCTGCACCAGATGATGCGGAACACACACAACCCAAAACCACCAAACCTATGATTAAAGTAGTTCCGCTGTTAGCACTCATTTGTAATTATACAGAGAAATTAATCATACACTTTCCCTTGGGGAAACTTTATATATTTAGGAGACTGCAGTCTTCAATATACTATATGAGTATGTACCAAAATCCTGATATATTATGGGGTATCGCTTAAATAATAATTTCCATTGTTTTCTCTTATGTATTTACCTTTCGACGCCAATCTTTCTCTACAATTTGAAAGATTAAAACCCTTCTCATTACAGTTTCCTCCAAAATTGGTCTGTACACATTGTGCACATCTGGCATCTTTAAAATTCTGAAACAATATACCTGTATCCGAGTTTGGATCAACTTCTGTCAAATTGCTACCACCATCATCACTAAATAGGGCTTCTAAACTTCCGATTGGATCATTCAGACCGGCCATAAGTCCGCCAAAAAACCCCCCTGATCCACCACCACCACCACCACCACCACCACCACCCCCTTCACTGTCTTCTCCAGTCGTAAAATATTTGGCACCTAATACAGCTGCACTAGATGATGAGGAACACACACAACCCAAAACCACCAAACCT